CAACCTTTTTACCATGTGTGACATGCACAGACTTTGTCCCTGAGCTGCTGCTGATCCTCCACTGACCAGGATGCAGAGTTCTCCGGCGCTTATTGGGATCGCCACCCGGCGATGATTCTGTGCTGCTGTATTGGACCTCACCTTCCCACAAAGCATTAGCCAGTTCATGCACGCGTCTACCGAACACTGGTAGACCAGCGTTGACTCCTGGCGTATTCGCGACTAGTGCGTTTCTGGCCTGTGCGGAATTAACCGCACCCTCTATCCGGAATTTCTTCGTAAGGGATATTTTCGGATCGTCAGATATACCGTCCTCATTGAGATCCTGTCCCTGAATTTGATATACGTTAATCGCCATTATGAACTTAACCCTCCAATGCCACGCATCGATTGGTTCATTTGTTTTAGTTCGCCTATCTGCTCGTCCAAACGACTGGTAATTTCACGCACAGTACCGCGAAGGTTCTGCCCTAACCGAGTCTTCGCCCCAGCGCGAAATGCTCCCGCACTTCTCGCTACGGCCCGTAACTCTTTCGTCACTCCACCTCCAGGAGTTGCGTCCATTTGCGCCCGTAGAGCAGCTAATAGTTTTTGCATTGCATCCATGTCTTGATAAAAGCTTGGATCAAAAACTTGCGGTCCAGCATCTGCCCTTCTTTTCGTAGCGGCTTCAAGCTCTTTGATTTCCTTTTCCACCTGACTGGGATCCATAACCGGGTCCATCGTCAGTGTGAAATATTTGGTCATGATGTCATCCAGAAAATCAGGGGTGAAACGCTGAAGATTCAGGTAGTACATCCTTACTAGATATCTATTAAACCACTTCAGTGCCTTCGTAAATAATAACTTCATTTTCAACAACATCATGTGAAATCTGTCTATAATTCCTCCAGTTGTAACCTCATCCAGAAACTTATCCCAAATATTTCCGCCTCCTATGATGTCTTCGATATTAAGAAAATTCCTGGTAATTTCAGCCAACTGTTCAGGGACATGCTTCAATCCTGACGCTAGCGCAGTTACAAACTGATTCGCTGCAGGGATAAGTTGTTGACCGATCGCAACTTTCAGATTTAGAAATTGCGCACGCAATCGCTTTACTTGATTGACGAAGTCTTTATAAGTCGTAATCGCGTCATCCGTGCCGCCTTGTTTTTCCATTGACCGCAAAACAATTATGAATCGTACAACTTCCTTTACTAGGTCACTTACGCCTTGCTGTACCGTTCCAAATCCCTGGGCTACCAACTCAGCATTCATCGCTTTTTCCCCAATGTCCGCACCCCAGCGACGTACTGTCTCTGGTTCGCCAGTAATGCCAGACATGAGTTTCTGGGCAGCTACCTTGTCTGTCACATTCTTAAACGACCCCATAGAAACAGACGCTTTTGTGATCTCTTTTGTGAATGTTGCGGCCATCTTGGGGTCCATCCCTTGTCCAGTGAACAGTGACTGAAATGCCGCCATTGTGTCCAAGGTTTCTTTTCTGGTTCGACCAAGAGCATCCGCGAATCCGATAGCCCATTTCTCCATGACGGGTGCTTGGTCTGCGAACGACGCCCTAAACGCGTTCATCGTCTCTACCAAGTCACCAGCTTCCTTGACGCTATTGACGAGGAACCCCAGCATACCTTTAGCAAGTTGTGCGAAGACGGACACCGAAAGTCTCGCCATTTCCTGGGCAACTCCCTGCACTGCACTGCCGAACAGTCTGAAGCGGCTTTCAGCGCTGCGCAGCGCCCGCGCTGAATTGTCCTTGACATTCAAGACAATGACGGCTCGGCCAGCTCGGATTGCGTTAGGATTTGCCACTGCGTCGCTCTCCTATAGATTGGCGAAATATGCGGTCGATCGCACCCTTCTCGATGGCCTTCATCAACGCCGGCAGCATGAACCTGCGTTGCCGGATGGTCATCCTCCATCCCGGCCCATAGGGACTGGTACGCCACTTCGCAACCTTGGCCGATCGTCGCTTATTCGTCAGCGTCCATTCGCCCGTCCTTTTATCTCGCTTCCTGCGAGCCACAGTACCATCTTTAGACACCAAAAGACCGCTGCTCGACCAAGCAAAGGCATGAAGCGTATAGGGATTAGAGCTGTGCTCATGGCTCCGCGGGACGATCAACCTGCTGCTACCCCTAAACCTTATCGGACCAACGATCCCTTCCATCTTTCGACGGTTGTAGTCGAACAGAATATGTCCAAGATTAGCATTTTGACTCCCGTGCCGACGCGGCGGTCTCCCTGGAGTAGAGAAGTCGCTTTTCAAAGCAGGCCGCATAGACCTCTGGGAAGTGGTCCGGATCCAACTAAGAGACTTGATAGTGGCTGACTCAACGCCATACCTGATCCTGCTATCGATATGCTGGCGACGAAATTTTAGCTCCTTGATCGTCATCTTGACAACTAGTGCACGCTCTCTCCGACGACCCCCCCTAATGGCAGCGCGAGCACCAACCCCAGCCACGCGAGCCGCGATTATGGCAACCTTAGACAGAAACATCTTATGTCCTCGCCACCAGCATGGGTTTCAGTGAATGAAGATACGCCTTCGTCAGGGGCATTCCCCCGCGTCCCGTGGGCACTCTGTATGGATGGAAGTGTTCGGGGCTAAACGCGCGGCTTTTCTTCGGATCACGATTGCAATTTGCCAACAAGCAACATAGCCCCGCCCAAGGATCCCACGCCCCAGTCGCCATGCAGTGAAGCTCTCGCATGGTGAAGTCGTACGGATTAACGCCCACCATGCCTGCTGTCTCGAATATCAAGCGGAGGATGTCTTTTCCAGTGCTTGCTCTATCATTTTGTCCATGCGATCCATCCCCTTGTTTACGAACTCGTCGATCATACTCGAGTTGATCCTCTTTATTGCAGCCGACGAAGATTTCTCCAGCATCTCTTCTGTCTTCGATAGTGTAGCTTGAAGAACTTTCCCTTTGGCTGGAGAAACTTTCAGGAAAAAAGATACCAGTGCCTCATGCAACTTTTCGATCGATGTCCCCAATGCGACTCCGTCCAGACCTGCAGCGAACTCTTCTGGGCTGAGTTCTTTTTCGGTAATTTGCGGCTCGAGAGCAGAGTACAGGACTGCCCCGATGCGAATTGGATCAACGGAAAGCAACATATGATCCTCGGCCTCGAATATGTCGATATCCGTATCGTTCTTAACCCGCTTGTGCATATCGAGATCAATATCGATCTTCCATTCTCGATCTTTTGCGTCTGTGAACCTGGGCATCAGTTATAAGTACCTTTATTCCCCTGAGTTTCTGTCTTTGCCTTTGTCTTCTTACCCTCAAGAGCTTCAATCACTTTCACGATATTGTCGGCAGAAGTCGTGACCATAAGGCCAGGACAACGCCGACATCCCTCAAGAAGATTGTCCTTAATCTTCTCCGTTTCTTTATCCATGACTAAGTCCTTTATGATGAGGTTTCGTACCATTGCGGATCAACGATCGCGCTTCCGTCCCAGGCGCGAGTGGGACGAATAGTGAAGTCGGTTGTCATGCCGTCCTGGAGTGGCTGACTCACAGATGGAGGAGAAATCAAGCCCCAAAAAATCCACCCCTGAGAACCAACGGTCGCAATCAGAGAATCCATGACGGCAAATCGCGTAGGTGTCTTGGCTGCATAGTTAGCCAGAAAGAAGTCGAACACCGGATCTGTTCCAGCGAATTGCTCGTATCCAAACGTCAACTCCAGAGTCATTGCGGCGTAACCCGTTGCCTCCCAATTGCTCGCCCTACTCGCAAATGTGGCGGTATTGAAGTCCGTACTTACCTCCACATCTATAGCACGATCAATAAGCGTAAAGGTGGCGTCCCCCGGCACTACCGATTGGTTACTAGCTGCCTCATAGTACAGTTTACAATCCATACCGACTTTATTCGCTTCGTCAGCCATTGCATTTCTCCTTGTGAACTATCCTTGTTTGACTCGATACTGCACCAGAATGGTTGACTGGAATACATGCTCCTCGAACAAAGATTCTGGCTCAAGCGGCGGGGTGCTATTGCTTCCCATCCAAACTCCTGCTCCCATGTTCCCGGCACCCATCAGGTGGTCCTCGACCGATTCTGCGAAAGTCATCCACGTATCGACATTTGCAATCGTTGCAGGATCCGAAATGAACCTGTGGATTTCGATTGAGAAAAAATAATCCCTTGCCTGGATCGGTGTACGGCTAACCGTATCGCTTTCTCGGGACTCCGGTATCACATACACCGACGCTTGCGTCGCTGCTTCCAATGCCGTCAAGTCAGTGTCTGGCCTGTAAGCTCTGACTGAGGTAAATGTCTGACCCAAGCTGGCCGCATTCAACGACGTTACGATTGCGTCCCCGATTGTTTCCCATCGGCTTGCCACTAAGTTTCCTTCGTATGGATCCGCATTAAGTGCGAGTGCGGCTCTTTAGTGAATACTGGCTGCCCCGAAACGAACATGACCGTATACTCATGAGCCACCGAGAACTCATCCGTATAGGTCCACTTGTCTCCGCGTACCGGGTCGACCTCCGCTCCACCGATCAGATAGTCCGATGGCTTAATCAGCAGATCGACTGAAACGTGGCTGATCGCCAGCCCAGAGCCGTCATCTGCCAACTCGTACGCCACGGTGTCGATCACCGCAGTCACACTGGCCGTACTGGCTCCTCCTCGATTTAGGGTGCCAGCAATCCCAACATTCCCTCGGATAGTCGATTCCAAGTTCGCCATCGCACTGGATATCAGCGTAGGCATTTACCCGACCTCACCATCCAGGCACGGTGCCTTTGCCTCGCCTATGCGGTGTCGCTTCGCTTTTTTTTTTGTTTCAGGCTTAGGTTTCGGTTCATCCATAACGTCCGTAGCCAACCCGTTCTTGATCGCATCAACTACGAAATTCAAACTCACTTCAGGAATCACGTCCACTTCCGCGATTTTCGCACCAGCCAACAATCCAGCATTCGGCACGTCTCGCTTGAGAACAATTCTCATGACGGACTCCCTGTTTACGTGGTAACATTGGATAGCAAGTGCCCAGCCTGAGCGTAGAGCATCTTCTCGTCGACCTGATGCCGCACGCGCACGATATCGCCGCGCACCGTTTCGTCACGATATGTTTCGACCGTGCCGCCGATGTCGCTGCCGTCTTCGCTCCAGTGAATAGTGCGTCCGATGCAAGGCTCGGAGATGTCGTTGGTTGTCGAAACTCGACAAACCATTGCGTACTCGTCGTCCCAGACCGAAGCCAGACTAGCAGTCGCACCTTCTGCAGCAGTGTTCTTAGTTGATCCGCCAACGATAATAAAAGGCAGATCGAACACGGTAGACAGCATCTGTTGAGTGATCATGCCAGCGTTCTCGGGCATGCCCGCACCACTGGATGAGATTACATCCTGAATCTCGGCCACAACTCGCAGATTGCGAAACACCTTCTTGGTGATCACCAACGCATTGGGCCAGAACCCAGAATTGTCATACACGAGCTGGGCTGCAGCCTCCACGTCAGCGATCGGCTTCGCAGACGCAGCAACATCCCATTCTAGCCCGCCACCAATAGCAGTAGTCAGGGAAGAGCCTGTCCACGTCGAGGTATTGAACACCGCGTCATGCACGCGAATTTCGGCATTCCTTTGCACGGAACTCATGGCACGAGCTGCGGCAACCTGCTCGGCATCGAACCATTCGCGATATGCGGTAGCCTGATTGTCGTCGATCGCTTCTTCTGCACCGTGCTCGATACAGGCGAATGTATCGGTGCTAAATTCCCACTCGCCTCGCGCATAGCCGGACCCAGGCGATCTGGTTGTGTCGCGCGTCTGCAGCAGTTGCTCGACAGGAATCGTGCCGAACGTCCCGGAAGGTTTCGCCGCCTCGAACACCGGAAAGACCTGGGTGGCGATATATCCCATCTCACGCGCCAGCACGTCGTATTCCATAAAGCTTCCGCCAAGGTCTGGCCGAAGAGTCGTTAATGCACTAGAAGGTCCAGGCATAGTATATCTCCTTAAGTGTCAAGAGTTTTGGTTCACAGATCACAGATCAAATCTCATCACGGATTCACAACACCGATACTACCGACAGGAATAACTTCAATCACATCTCCATCAGCAGCAGCAGCTTCGACTGCAATACCTATTTCATAACTGCCTGCCAATGCACTATCGTCGATCTTTCCGCCTGCAATTGCACATACGCTTGCTCCGCGAGCAATCGCCGCACCAGCAACCAATTTGTGACTTCCTGGCGCATTTAGAAGTTTGCAGGTCAACGGATCCGATGCGGCGGTCGCCGCGGAACCCTGAACCGACCCCAGCGGTATCTGTGTTGCGCCTGCGCAGATTTCCCATTCGCCATCACTGTTGCACGTACAAAGAAGGTGGCGAGCAGTCGCCGCATTCGCAAGTAACGTCATGAATCCAGCGTCATTTCGTTGTGACATGTCATGTCTCCTTTCGTTAGTTAATAAAGTTCGACGGGACGACCGTTCGCTTCCTCAACCATTCTCCTTCTCAGATCCTTGTGGGTTCGGTTGAGTTCGCTCGTGGCCCGTGAGGGAGGAATGCCTCGATCTTTCTTCTTCTGCAACAAAGCATTCCATTCTGAAGTCGCATCCATGGCTGCAGTGGCTACTACCGTGTCCTCAAGAGGATCGACGCCAGTTGAGGCGACAGTTGTAGCGACAGTAGATTGTTTGTGAGATTCTCGCTCTCGAATGATCGACGCCTCGAGTTCCTTGTCTCGCTCCTCGAGTCGAAGCTGCTGCTCAATCATCCAGTCTTCACGAGCTTGGTCGATCGTGTTCTGCCGCGCCATCTGGTCGCAAAGGAAGTCGTTGTCTGCCCCGACGCATGCTGCTTTTAAAAGTTCAAAAGAATTGTCGCTCATAGAATTTCTCCTTTTCGGTTTCGTCTCACTTACCAACAGGCTGAATGCCTGATCGAAGGTCTTAACACCATCTGAAAATCCCAGTTTCTGTGCCGATTTCCCAACATGCACTCGCCCGTCAGCAATCTCCCGGACTGCTTCCATGCTCATTTTCCGTCCAGTAGCGACCCCCCGCACGAACTCTTCGTTCAGGTCGTCGACCACGCGTTGCTGTTCCATCAGCTGATCAGCCGTAACCTCTGTCCCAGGAACCCCAGCGCCTTTGAACTTGCCAGCTTTAATTACGTGCACCTTGACACCTTCTCTCGCGGCCATCACGCTCATGTCGTGAACCACGCCGAACGTACCGATCGATCCAATCATGGCAGAAGAATTGGTGAATACCTTGCGTGCCTGAGAGGCGACCCAGAACGCTGCAGACGCGCCGAGATCCTCGATAAACGCGAACACGGGTTTCTTCATGTCTGCTCGAGCAACGGCGGCGGCTAGGTCGCCTGTTCCGGCCACTGTTCCTCCTGGAGAATCGATATGCAGCATGATCGCTTCGACCTCCTTGTTCCTGATCGCTCGACCAATGTCGGCACGCGCCAATAAGGTGCTTGTACCCCCAGAAAACGAACTGACATGCTTCATCAGCGTCCCGTGAAGCTCTATCATCGCCACTCCGTTCTGGACCTGGAGTTCGCGCGGAACGTCATCTTGCTGCTCTCGCATCTGCTTCTGGACATGGAGCTTGATGTCTGTCGAGCTGGCCCGTTCAGCCAAACCACGAAATTCCGGTTCGTTCATCGCCCAGAATCCCATGTACTGGTCGAAATACGGAATGACTGTCGGTGCAGAATTCAAGCAAAATTCGATCATGATCAGACGCTCCCGTTTCCGTTGAATGATTGTCTTTGCTGTGGCAATGCCGGAGGTGTCGTGTCCTCTTCGCTCTGTGAGACCGACTGATTTGAACGAGGATTAAGAATATCTCGCCACGTTATGTCGCCACCCAGGTCTTTTGCCGCAGACATTGCCATTTCGATAGTTAATGAGTTGTCTTCGATCGTCTCCGCGAGGACCTCCTCAAAGTCTCTGCCACGAGCCTGCTGCAATCTTCTGGGACTGGTGAGGTTGTTCTCCAGCTGCAAAAGATCGGACTGTGCGTCCTTCAGGGGCTCGATGTATGCGAATGTCGGACAGCCCCAGCGATGCCCAAACAAATCAACCCCGTTCTTTGATCCGACAGTAGCGATAACCGGATCCATTTCGGAGAACTGCCTTACTTTCCATCGGTATGTTCGCCGATGCAGAGAATTGGCAAGCCATTGCTGAATCTGCTTGAATCTCATTCGCGCCTGATCAATCGCGCCTCGCCAGCCAGAGAAATTCGTATTCGAAGGATCCAGAAGAAGTACAGCTACGGGCAAGTCGAGATTGACGGCGATGAACGTCAGGATGAGCATCGCGTGAGGATGAAACTGAGGAGATGGAATCTGAGGGCTAAATGCCGAAAGCTTCTCGTCTCGATCACCGAATATCTCTAAACCTGCGCTGACTCCTTCTATAGTCCTCGTATAGCCACCGTCCACTTCCGTCGAACGATCTCCTTTTTGCTGGTCGCCCAGAGGCTGCCAGTCGGCTCCGCGCTCATGGAACAGAGCGATCAAAGAACTCATCTGCAACTTGACCAAAGTGGCAAATTGTATGTCGTCATGCATGCCGACCGTGTCGCTGATCGGTGCTATAGCACTGATGCCTCGGCGCTGGCTAAAGCGACTCGGCATATAGAGATGATTAACGAGCCGCTCTCCAGTGTTGCCGTCTCTAGAGGGGTACTGGACAATATCTGATACTTTGGATAATGCGCGATTTGGATCTATATCTTCCTTCGTGATCCAATACTCCGTTCGTCGCGACCTAGAATCCAGCAACACGCCATGCACTACATTCTTCCGCGTGTTGCGGGGTGTACGGCAGCGGTGAGCTTCAACGAGTTGCAGCTCGCCGCTGCGCAAGGGGAGAGTAAATAAGTCGCCATCAGTAATCGCAGTCGACAGCGCTAGTTGCTCGATCTGATACCAATTAAATTCTCCCTCGCTGTGGCATTGGTCTGGATCTTCCGCCCAACTGTTGAACCGTGCCTTCAGTTCTTGATCCAGTCCTGTATCTCCTGTGTCAACGTCAAGTGTAAATCCATCCTGCACTACATTCGCAGTTAGACGGCGAATTGCCTGCCCCATGATCGGGTCGTTCCGCTGGTAGTGGCGAGCCCGCTCCAACATGTGCAACCACTGCGTTTCGCTACGGTAGTGATAATCCGCACCGGAACCGGACGATGAGACGCCAGTTAACCGGGACGTGAAGCGAGTGTCCTTCCCGGCGCGGAAATCGTTTCGGAGATCCTCGTAGACAGAAGATAAGGATAGCTTGGGTGGTCGCATCAACTTACTCAGTCTCTCATCCTCGAGAATGACGCGTGACGAACCGATTCTCCACTGCTTGCGTTGGTGGATTCCCAACCAATAGCACGGTCCAGCGCAGACTCAATCCTCAGAGAGTCAAAATCAACTGCATACCCACTAGTTGAAATCCTCTCTGGTCGCCTGCGCAATAGAATCTCACAGGCAGTGACGAAAATCGCCGCCTTAGATGCAGACCCGTCCTCGCGGTAGGACGCGTTGTCATCGTACGCATCCCAGACATCTTGATCTGTGCTAGATTTAGATAGAGTTGCCATTGACCCCATCTTATGGGCGCGCAGCAGCAACTCAGCGTGAGATTACACCAGATAAACTCAGTAACGCCTATAAAGTTTCCTTGGCGTTTTCCAGGAGATATCGAATAACATCGCCATAGCTATCGACGTGTTTTCCGATAGGACGACTGGGAGTAGGCACTTTGGCGTGAGTACCCTGCAGTCCGTTGAACAGTGCCTTTAGAGTGTTTCTCTGCTTGATCGTTAGAGAACCGACTTGCGCGGAACTAGGGACGTACCCTTCTCCAACGGGAGCAATTGCAGCAATGATAGTTACCGTACTCTGCTTTTTGGTCTTTGGAGCTTTTTGTGTAGCCACGCTTACTCCTTGTCGCATACGACTCTCCCTTGTCCCCTCTATTACTCGGTGTTTTCTGTTCCTAGATCTGTTGCCTTGCCATTCTGGGCCTCAAAAATCTTGTCCGTAAGAACTACAGCTGCTTTGGCAACCTGAATCCCACCTGACTTCACAGCTAAATTAATCAGATTCACCATCGCATTAGCTTCTTCTGTCGTTAGTTCAAGCTTCATGTCTCCGTTGCTCCTGACGGCAATGCTGGCAATGCATCCATGGCTGCCTGACGCTCATTCTCGCTTGCCTGTTCAAAGCGTCTCTCGAAGTGGCAAGACCGTCTAGTCTGCGTCGCCTCTTCTCGCACCCACGAAGGAATTACGCTATCGGCCAACATGAACGAGAGATACTCCTCGTGCGTTTCGAGTATCTTCTCTAACGACGGAGCGCTCGGCAGAGGAAGGGGAGCCAGCGGAGGATCTTCTTCCGCTCGGCCTGCGTTGCCCTCAGTAATTCTCGTAACTTCATCATTATAGTCCAATGCCTTTTGATCGTTACGGCCCAGGCGTGGTGCATTCGCCTGCGACATCGCATAGTTCAGGCCGATCGTTTCGCATGGAGTTACATTCGCTAATGTTACCGTTACCTCAGCCATCATCTTATCTCCCTGTCACAAAGAAATTTCGTCCGTCATGACGCTTCATTGTCATATTTGTACGAGGTCGTGCCGGTGCCTGGGGCCTCTTCTTTTCGCCTGTCGTTCCGGGGGGTACGCATCCCAGTGTCGATGCAGCCACGCAATTGCCGACAACGCAATCCAAGAAGTGATTGTCGCTATTTGCCTTGAGCGTCCACTCCACCATACTTCGACCGTTCGATTCTACCAATTGCCCGTATTCTGCATGTAGGTTGTCCCAGAGGATCTGATGGGTCCTGGACTTATAAACGGTCAGTGCGCTAGGGTCGCCTATCGCTGCTTTCCATCGCTCGACGGCGAATGACTTCCACCAGTTCGTTTCGTAATTTATGTGCCTCTGGTGCCGCGAATTGACCGCCAACCTGGGCATTATCCAATTGTTCCCGATCTGGTCCCCCGGCTTCCTCTTGTAATCGTTGAACGGTCGTTTTGTCACCCGATACCCCATACCGTGCGACGGAAACCAGACGGTTTTCCCTCGCTCCTTGCATACTCGATATACTATATCGGTCGAATGGCCGTACTGAGCGTCAATTAGAGCCCTCGATAGCGGCATATCGCTGCTCGATGCCTCAATCTCGTCCATTAGCTTGTTTAGCGCGCGATACAGCGCTCCCTCGAACCCAGCCCCTGGTGACGCGCGGAAAATGTCCCGTTTCGAGTCTGATAGTGTATAGTAGTGCCTTCTCTGATCAGGCCAAGAGCCATAGCGATGGATGTGGCCAGAAAAGTCCGATGCCCAGCTCGATTCCACGAAAAACAGCATCTTCTTTTGAACGTCGATCATCGCCGTTCTATAGACCGCCCAATCTGGTATTTTTCCTTCGGAGAGAGGAGATTGGCGAGTCGCCTCCAGGATATCCGGTTTCGGCAGGCCCGAATCGTCAGAGATGGCGTCTATCGGGCTGTTCTGATATTCGGATGCGAATGTCGTCGGATTCCGATAGTGTCTCTCCATCGCACTCTCGAGCGCCGAGAGGTATCCGTCGCGAACCCGGTGGTCCCAGTAGACCTTTGCTCCAGCGTCCATCCGCTTGCGGTTTTTCTTGTAGAATTCGTGGGCATCTGTCAGTGGCATCCGGTCTGTCTTGAGGCGTTTAACGATGTCATACCATTGATCCCAGAGGTCTGTATTTGTTGGCCATTCTTTAATCATGCTCACCCGTACCCCGTTCCAGTCCGGATGGAGGTCACCGTCCAGGTATTGATCCGCAAGATCGTCCTGGTAGATCACCGTAGCGGTCATGACGGCACTCATCTGCTCACCAGGACCAGCCATGCCCATTATGTCACCCTCGATTATGTCCGACCGTTCTTCGACCTGAGACGGAGACTTGGCGCTGCTCCTGGTCTGGGGATCGTCGATTATCGCGAAATCTGGACGCATTTGGTCGATCAGCGGACCTCTCGCCGCAGCGCCAGTGATCGTACCGACAGCTATGGCGCATCCGCTATTGCCGAATTTCTTGAACTCCTCGATCGCCGGGAACCGTAGCTCAGTTCCTCCCCAGTAGAGCGAGGTAGGGAGTCCCTTGTAGACCTGGAAGTTAGCCTTGTTCGCGATTCCTTCGGCCTGCCAGATTGGTTCGCAGACCTCGGGGAAATCCTCATACAGCAGCACGTTGGTCAGTAGTGACTTTTTGACGGAATCGATGTGCTGTTTGGCTTTTGACGCTTCAGCGGCGAATAGGACGGTATATCTGCGATGCCCGTAGAGTGCCGCCCACTGAATAGCCCGACGAGCTATTGAGGTTTTTCCGCTACCGCGAGGGTAGACCAGCATCTGCTGCAAACCCTCCAGGACAGCGGTTTGGATCGTATCGATCAGCAGAAGGTGGGAATCGCTCCAAGGCAACGGGAAATCGTTTTTGTGGTACGTGTCTAGGTATTTCCTGAGATTCGACTGGCAGGCGTTCCGGCGTCGTCGGTTCTTGATCTTTGGCCAATCGTTACTGTAGATGTCTCGAGCCAACGAGCGCGTACGACGTGCATACTTGTTTAAAGTTGCTCTCTGATCCTTGTGGACGTTTGGCAATTTCTGACTCGGACCCCCCCGGATCAATAAATAATAGAATATATCTCCCATTTCTAGAAGGGAGGCGTCGCCCTCAGTGGCTGCTGGCCGTCTACCCCTCAGCATCAACCGATTCGACCAGACACTTCGAGGACAAAGTTGAGGGGTCCTTCGATGGCGACACTCACCCTCAGCATCAATCGATTCGACCAGACACTTCGAGCCCCATTGGCATTTGCGCTTCAGCGTCGCAGGCGTGCGCCCTCAGCATCAATCGATTCGACCAGACACTTCGAGATGGCTCGCGAGTCCGCCTGGAACCCCCTCAGCATCAATCGATTCGACCAGACACTTCGAGCTCATCGGTCTCTGGATGGACGCAATCATCAAAATCCCCTCAGCATCAATCGATTCGACCAGACACTTCGAGCCCCATTGGCATTTGCGCTTCAGCGTCGCAGGTGTGCGCCCTCAGCATCAATCGATTCGACCAGACACTTCGAGCAGCAGCCGCTGCGTAGGACACAGGTTCGGTCGAGGATCCCTCAGCATCAATCGATTCGACCAGACACTTCGAGAGCATTCGTAGAGCCATCCATGGGAGACCTCAGAGGTCCCTCAGCATCAATCGATTCGACCAGACACTTCGAGGCCGCTGTGCGTCTATCGCCTCTTTGCCCGGCACAACACCTCAGCATCAATCGACTCGACCAGACACTTCGAGATTCGCAGCGCGAACGAAAGGAAACCACGATGACTACTCCTCAGTCTCAGTCAATTCGACTAAATGCTTCGAGACCAGAGTCAGACATTTTTGTCATAGACATCGACACGCCTCAGTCTCAGTCTCAGTCAATTCGACTAAATGCTTCGAGGGTACTGGACTTTGTGAACGACCTGAACGAAGTTTTGCCTCAGTCTCAGTCAATTCGACCAAATGCTTCGAGACAGCACACTGGCTGAATGCGCCTCATCAATTACGTGGCCTCAGTCTCAGTCAATTCGACCAAATGCTTCGAGACAGCCAACTTTTCCGCCAACGTTTCCGCATTTACGCCTCAGTCTCAGTCAATTCGACCAAATGCTTCGAGGTGCATCACCGACTCGGTCCCGCGATTAACCAGTTAGCCTCAGTCTCAGTCAATTCGACCAAATGCTTCGAGGGCGGCTCCCTAAGTGGAGATATCCCCGACACTTATTCCGCATTTTGCGAGCAGCGGCAGCCGTTGATGGCTGTGCCCACTCATCTTGGGCCTGGAGGTGGCCCGCTCAGGACTCCATCTTCCGATGTGCCCAGGACTTGTGCGATTTGCGAGCGGTTCCCGGAATTCCCGAGCCACTCAGCCTCTCGCAACCAAGTAATTATTGGTTCCGCCTCGTACCATTCACGTTGTTTTATCTTATCGGATTTCGCGCTGGAGAAATAGGCGTGCCAATATTTCTCTCGCGCCACTAGCTTATTCCTCGGCTGATTGTCGAGAGCCAGGATGGTAAGTTGATCATCGGGGCTATCAGTCTCTGCCTGTTTGTGGCGCGCTGCACCTACACCGGTCCTCCCAATCTTTACGCGATTTGTCATGGGCGAATACTTGAAATACACGTGCGGCTTGTCGGTGGAAGGATCCAAGACCGTTTGCGTTATTTCGCTAAATTCGATGCCAGCCATTTCACATTTGTATGCCACCTTGGTTGCGAAGTCGTGCCAGGGAAATTTCTTGACGTAGCTCTTGACCGTAGCGTCCAGCGTAAGCTTGGCGACACGTCGGCGAATGGCATAGTCCACCAGTGCGCGAGCCGCGTTGTGCGCGAATGTCTGCATGCGGCGGTTGTACTTGCCCGCCACCTGCTGCAGTTCCTGATTGGCGGGACGGCCCAGCTTCACATCCGCCTTGCGGTCCTGCCGCAGTCGCTGGTAACGCTTTTCCTTCTCGCGTTGCCAACGCCTCATCTGGTCAGCGTTGATCGTCCAGGGAGTTGTATCACGTTCTTTCATCGCCACCAAGAACGCATCGCGCGAAGTGCTCGCCCGCAGCGTGCCCCGCGCAACCCTTGGTTTTTCGGGCTCCACGTCCACGGAAAAGCCAATACTTGCCCTACCATTGCGGTCGATCCAGATTGACGAGTCTCCGATTGCGTCACGCTTCATCGCATCGATGACACCAGATACTTGGTCGCGATAATTCGAGCCACGTTTCAGCTCGACCTCGAACTTATCGCTGCGCAGACTGAGCGTCATGACCAGACGCCCATCGTCGGTTTCTCTTAGTGAAAATCTCCTGGTCGACTTGTTGTGTAACAGGGGCCAAGGCGCTGACCGCACCAGCGGGAGTTGTTTCGTCCCGCGCCAAATTGCGAACCGCGCGTCTTTGTAGACCTTCTCGTAGCGGCGAGCCAAGCTTGACAGCTCGATTGCGTAGCCACCACGATTCAGCGCCTTGATATGCGGATACGCATAAAGCTTTCCGGCCTTGGCAATCTTTTCACTTACCGGATTGGACATCGCTGGGTCGTCGGTCGCACAATGAGTCAAAACCATGTTCGCTATACGCCTGGACAGGTTCAGCGTCTGCCGCAGAGACTTGTAGAAATCGTTCTTGCCGGCATTGATGACGCGGGAGATACGGAGCCTGATAGTGATGTCCATCTTGCTTGGCCGCAGCAAAGAGCAGGCTGCCTGAGATAGCCACTTGGGCTAAACTAAAGAGAGCCGCGTTCGATGCTTGTTTCATCGTGCGTTGGTTAGAGCCGTCGGCGTGTTTTAGCACCCGGCGGCTTGCTTTTCATTCTCGCCTGTTCTGCGCGGATGTCAACCGCCTCGTTACCACTATTTTGCGACGGTTGCGACGTTGGTAAGACACTCGCTCGCTAGCGAGTAAATTGGCCGAGCGACCGAGTAAGTATAGAACCTCTCAATTCTCTGTGGCGCTAGTTTTCAAGCTAGGAAACGCACTTTTCTCGCGAGGATTGCGACGTACTCGGTCGAAACCACCGAGCGAGCACGAGGAGTCGTTCGCTCGGTGGGACAAGGTGAGACAAGCCGGGACTGTCCCACCTTGTCCCGCCTTGTCCCGCCTTGTCCCGCCTTGTCCCGCCGAGCGAGCACGAGGAGTCGTTCGGCGGCTAAACCTGGGGGGATGGGGTAATTTGGTGTATATAACAGTCTTGTATTCGGC